TCTTTAAAAGCATTTATTGGTAATGTTTCTCAAAACTTGGTATTTGAACCTAACACACTACAAACTAGAAATAGTTTCTTAAGTACAGTTAATCCATATTTGGAAAGTGTTCAACAAAACCAAGGTTTATATGCGTTTAAGGTAGTCATGGATGACTCAAACAACGGTCCCGATGTAATCGACAGACAAGAGTTAAGAGGTACTATCTATTTACAACCAGTAAAAACCGCTGAATTTATTGTACTTGACTTCAACCTCCTCCCAACAGGAGCTGAATTCCCGTCATAATAGATTTTCACATAATGAAAGAAAGGGGTCGGATGAAAATCCGACCTCTTTTTATTTTTGAATATTTATAAATAACCCAAATGAGGGTTATGACTTATAATTAATTTTAAAACAACAACAATGGCAATATTAGATCCAAACGAAATATTCTTTACAGCGTTTGAACCCAAACAGCAGAATAGATTTCTCATGCTTGTTGATGGTGTACCTTCGTATTTCATCAAGGGTGTGGGAGCAATTTCATTAACACAAGGAGAAGTAGTTCTTAACCACATCAATGTATACAGAAAAGTAAAAGGTAAAACAACTTGGGGAGATGTCCAATTGACACTCCACGATCCAGTTTCACCTTCCGGAACTCAAACCATCATGGAATGGGTAAGGCTCCACCACGAATCTGTAACAGGTAGAGATGGTTATTCTGATTTCTACAAAAAGGACGTAACACTAAACATCTTAGGACCTGTTGGTGATGTCGTTTCTGAGTGGATATTGAAGGGATGCTTTATCAAGGATGCTAACTTCGGTGAGTATAGTTGGGACAATGCTGATGCAGCTCAAACTATTACTATGACTTTAGCCCCTGACTACTGCGTATTGAATTACTAATCAATCAAAATCGATTACAAAAAGGAGCGCACGCAAGTGCGCTCTTTTTATCTTTTTATATATTTATATCAAACATAAATGTTATTTTAAATGAGTGAAGAAAAAAAATTTAAATTCCCTACGGAAATTGTAGAGTTGCCTTCAAAAGGTTTACTCTACCCTAAAGACAATCCACTATCTTCTGGTAAAGTTGAAATGAAATACATGACAGCTAAAGAAGAAGATATTTTAACTAACCAAAACTATATTAGACAAGGCATTGTCCTAGACAAGTTGATGCAATCGTTGATTGTTTCAAAGTGTAATTATGATGACCTTGTAGTAGGCGATAAAAACGCTATAATGGTCGCTTCTCGCATTCTAGGCTATGGTAAAGATTATACCTTTGAGTATGATGGACAAGAAGTTACAATTGATTTATCTGAAATTGACCCTAAGTTAATTAAAGAAGAAGATTTAGTAGAAAAAAATACTAATGAATTTCATTTTACCCTCCCCCATACTGAAACTCCAATCACTTTCAAAATCTTAAATAATAAGGATGAAAAAGCTATTGAAGCCGAAATCAAGGGAGCTAAAAAGATAAATAAGTTGGCATCTCCTGAATTATCAATGCGACTTAAGCAAATGATACTCTCAGTAGAAGGAGATGATAGCCGTAAGGCAGTTAGAGAATTTGTAGACACCTATCTCTTAGCTCGTGATTCCAGAGCATTAAGAGAACATATCAAGGAGATTCAGCCCGATATGGACTTAACATTTGATTTTTACCCTGAAGATGGGGGTGATACTCAAGAAGATGTTAAAGTCCCTATCGGGGTCACGTTTTTTTGGCCTGACGCGTGAGTATAGAATGAGCATGTTCGCCATGATTCATGATGTAGTATATCATGGTAATGGCGGTTTCGATTGGCATACGGTATACCACATGCCTATTTGGCTTAGGCGCTTTACATACAATAGAATAGCGTCATATGTCAAGGATAGCAACGATGCTCAACAAAATGCTACGCAACAGACTGCAGGGGGTACAACTCGACAAATCGACTTTACCAAACCACCTTCTGACATGAAACCAGGCCAACGTATGTAAAAAGGGGCACTGCAAAAGCAGTGCCCTTTCATATTTATATGCAAACAACATTGTATGGCTTCCGAAGAACAGATTAATAGGCAACAAAGACTTAATGATCTTCGTCAACAAGAACGAGATTATATCTTGGAGTCCCAGGAATTTTTAGGGCAAACTATATCTTTATCGGCCCAACTATCGGATCAGATTTCCAATCAAATTAGCCAAATTCAAAATAGGCTAAATTTAGATAATCAAATTTTAAGATTATCTAAAGCAAACGTAGATACTATAGGTAAACTTAAAGTAGATTATCAAGACATTGCTACTGTTGATAAAGATAGACAGAATGTATTAAGCCAAATACAAAAAAATAACAATATTATAGCAGCCCAAAGTATTGGGATAACTAAAGAAGTCCAAAAACAAGCTGATTTATATGTACAACAAGAAAATCTTTTAAGCGGTGAACAAAAAATTCTTCAAGATAAAATTAAAAAACAAGAAGAATTAAAAAAAGCAATTGAAAGCCAGGCAGCGGCAGGAATAAAAGTTGATATAGCAGATAAAGCCTTACTTAAAAATGCTCAAGAATCTTCTAGATTACAACGTTTTAAAGTTGCTAACTTACAAAAAGAACTTACTGAAACAGCTAAACTAGTAGACCCTAGAGCAGTCTCAGTATCTTTATTAAAAGAACAAAATGATCAATTAGAGGAAGCTGCTGGCTATTTAGATGAAGAAGAAGATGCAATAAGGAATGTAATTAAGGGCCAAACTTTATTTAATTTTACTTTAGGTGCCGCAGAGGGGCTTATGAAAAAATTAGGTTTAGCAAGTGCCGCTGTTAGTCTAGGTTTAGACGAAGGCAAATTAGCAGCAGAGGAATTAGCAAATAAACTTTCTAAAGGAGGAGAAGAATCTTTAGGACTTTTTGATCAGTTTAGGGTATTAGGAGCAGGAATAGTAGGTACCTTTAAGGGTATGGCTAAGGGATTAAAAACAGCTATTACCGCGCTAGCTATAGGTAAACTATTTGGTAAAATTATAGGAGGATTAGCATCACCTGTTACAGGTTTTATATCTGATTTAAAAAGTAAATTCACAGAAGGGATATCTTACTTAAAAAACCAATTTTTTTCACTTAATTCCTATATAGAAGACGCTAAAGCTGGAGAATCATTCCTTCAATTTATGTCTCAACAAACCGCAGATATTGCAACTAATTTAGGTGTTGGTACAGCAGAGTCAGCAAAGTTAATAACTCAAGCTAAGAGCTTAAGCCGTGAATTAGGTATGCTTCCCGAAGCATTAGCTAAAACAACAGCTGAATTAAATATAGCATTTGGTACTACCCAGAAATTTTCAGATGATACTGTTAAAACCATGGGTCAATTAACCCATCAATTTGGATTAACTAATGATGAGGCATCCGAATTTGTAAAATTATCCCAACTCTCAGGAAAAGAAACATCAGACTTTACATTAGAAACTAAAACTCGAGTCCAATCTTTAAAAGAAGCATCAAATATTGCTATTTCTGAAAAAGCAGTAATGCAAGAGATTGCTAAATCAAGTGCAGCAATTCAACTATCATCTAAAGGTCAAGGTAAAAATTTAGCAGATGCTGCTTTTCATGCTAAAAAATTAGGATTATCACTAGCTCAAACCGAAGCTATAGGAGGTAATTTACTTGATTTTGAAAGTTCCATTGCTAATGAAATGGAAGCTGAATTATTAATTGGTAGAGATCTTAACTTAGATAAAGCTAGACAATTTGCTTTAAATAATGATATAGCAGGAGTAGCTAAAGAAATAGCAGGACAAATAGGATCAGCAGCAGAGTTTGGTAAAATGAATGTTCTTCAACAGGAGGCATTAGCTAAATCTGTTGGTGTAAGTAGAGATGAGTTAGCAGGGATGCTTAAAACTCAAGAATTACTAGCGGGTACAGGATTTAGTGAAATGAGTGATGCTCAGGATCAATTTAAAAAACTCCTTAAAGAAACAGGTTCAGAAGAGGCAGCTCTAGCTAAGATGAGAGCGGGTGGAGCATCAAAGGCTTTAACGGATCAAATTAGAGTGGTTTCTTTACAAGAAAAAAGAGCACAACAAGAAAGAGATATATTAAATGCTCAAGCATCATTAGCTAAAAATGTTAATGCTATGTTTACGGCATTTAATAAAGTCACAAAAGTTGTAAAAGATTTAAAAAAGACAGTTGTTGATCAAATGAAACCTTTCTTTGATCAATTTGCAGGTTTAGTAGGAGATGGTGGAGATGCTTTCCAAAATAAGGTTTTACCTTACGCTAAACAATTAGGTAAATTTATGAATGACGTAGGTTTACGTCTTATAGATATTGTTAAAAATAATGGCCCCGCTATTTCATCTATATTCTCAGGAGTACTTGATTTATTTGGGTCTATATATAGCGTAGTAGGAGGAGTAGTTAAAGAGTTATTAGGGATTAATAATGCTGCTGCTACTTCATCAGGGTTTTTTGAAACTATAGGGGATGTTATACAATCTATGGTAGAAAAGCTTAAAAATGTTGATATAAGTGCTTTAACTGAAAAAATTAGAGGATTTATACAAGGAGTAAAAGATACTTTTACAGCAATTAAAGAAGGTATCATGAAAGCGGTTGACCTAATCCAAAATTCTGCATTAGGTAAATTTCTATCAGGAAATGCAGGGTCAACATCCTTAGCTATTGCTCCCTTAGCTTTTAAAGGATTTAAAGCTAGTGGTTTATTTAAAAGAGGAAATAGCAAATCCATGCCTATGTTTGTGCAAGATGTAAATGGAGGAGGTATGATGGATATGGCGGGATCAATGAGAGGGGGTCGTGCAGCAGGTATTGGTGGTGGATTTAAAAAAGGGTTTAAGGGGTTAATGGA